ACCATAGGCATACCAAACTGACAAGCCTTGAGATATGCATCTCCAACCTCTTTCCTATTAAAAGGGCTGCAGTCAAGGAATGTCACCTTAAAATATTTGCCGAATCCATGCCGGTGAATAAAGCGATTCACCATGCACTCGATGCTCTTGACAATGCTATATGTAAGCGCTTGGTCTGCTTTAATGGAAAGCAACAAAGCGTTTGATGAAGCCTTCTCGTTATTAAAGAGCAGGCTCGAAACGCCTGCAGCGGTAAACAGATTTTGTTCTGCCTCTGCGATTGTGTTTGATTCGCCGGCGTGCGTGCGTTCAAAACTGATTTTGCTGATGGGCATTGGGGACAATACCGTACCGATTTCTTCAGGTACTACAGCATCAAGATTTCTGTAAAAATCTTTAGCCTTTTCCAAGTCCATCTGCCAATCACCGTCATCATTGATACCGAGGGTCATGACCAGCATTGCGTAGTTTTCAAGCTCTGTCTTTGTCAGCTTGAGCTGCTTGTAGTCCTCAATATCATAGATTTCACGCAAAATACCAGCGAACGGGGGCATGGAGTAGTTCAGAATATCCTTATTGCACTTGATCGCAAAAGAATTGGGGGAGTCAAGCTCCTGCCAACGCATGCCCGTGCGATCCTTCTGATACAATTCGTATTTGGTTCTGAACTCCTCTGGATATAGAGGAAGATTGCCGGAATTCGCATTGAAATACGAAAAATCAAATGATACGTTCAAAACGTTATCTTCGATTACAGCGACCGTGCAATAGTCCGACGGCAGCTGTTGGATGATCGTACTATCTGAACTTTCCCAGATCGTGCCATAGAACGTGTCTTCTCGCAAGCACACCGTCAGAATACGCTCAAACTGATTCTTGATATCCATCGACGAGAGCAGGTTGAGCACGCGGCGATAGTTGCGACGTATCGTTGACTTGTTCGCAGTAGAGGTGTCGATCTTGTACGGCGACACGACATAAGTCAAATCCGACAGAGAAGCAAAATACTGGATAAGCCTCCGAAAATGAGAACTCGCGCCATACAAATACGTGACTGCTGCGCGCAGATTCTTTTCGTTGCTATAGGGGTTCTTGAGAAAGCTGGAAATCTCATCCTTAGTATATAGATAGAATGTTGGAGTAGTCCCGTTGCCGTTAAGGTCGCGCAATATCAACTTGTTGATTGCAGCAAACCTCTTCGGCAAACGCATCTCTCTACTAAAATCGCCAGAAACGCCGGTGACTCTCGATCTGACCTCCGCAAATTCTTGCACGTCTTCCAGCACTTCTTTAATCTTTTTATTAGCCTTGGCCATAATGCGTCAATCACCGCCTTTCTAACCATTTTCTCTTGGGCGCTCTAAAAATAAAAGCGTCATTGGTATTTTCTTTGTCTCGACCTGAATCTTTGCGCAAGTCCTTCTCCAACTGTGTTGCAACATAATAGTTATAACTCAAGCTGGAGTATCTATCTTTACGCGCTCCGCTTCGCTCAACCAGCTTAACAACACCGCCAGATTCTTCGTGGCGCAAGTTGATAAGTTCATTGATGAGAAGCGTAGTATTTATGTATGGCATCATGATCGCCATACGATCAGCGACGCTCAAGCTACCAAAGCCCCTGAGTCCACCCAGAGCCTCCTCGCCGTCGTATTCGGTTGCAAGCAGTCTGATCCTGCCCGTCCTGAATCCTTCTCGCAATAGCAATGCGCAGTCTGAATTAAAACGAGCTGAGCCCGTAATTGCCCATACAGCCTTAACTGCGCTCTTGCTGACGCAACGCGCCGCGAGATCCGGGTTATTGCAACATGACAATGCAGGATATACTTCTCCGCTGTCTGGATCTGAAAGATCTCTTGCTAAAACGTCATAAATACTCAAGCCGATATTTCTGGTATCCAGTACAATATAGTCGCAGTTGTATTCCTCGTAGAGCCTTCGGATGCGCAAAGCCTGCGCTTCGGTATGAAGTCCTTCATTAGTCTCGGTGTATACTATATTGTTGGCGTACCGTGATGCCTTGGTCGGCATAAGCTGATTGATAAAAATAGCCGTGGCGTCGTTCTTATGTTTTGTCGTAGCCATAAGCGCAATATCCGCAGACAGAATTCTCTTTTCTCCCGGCTGCTTTGGTGGTATGCGCAACTTGGTAGCACTTGGCAAACGACCAGATATAGCTTCCGGAAGCATAGGGAACTCTATGCGTCTATTCTTGGATATGGTGTCAAAACTAAAGAATGAGCCGTTAGAATCTCCATAGAAAATGGAATCCATTTCCATCGACCAGCTGATCTCATTGAAATCTGTTTCGAGCATTTGCTCAACAACGTCGTCCTCGATGAGAATATCCTCCACAATGCCAAGCTGATACGGGAAACCGCAGACAAAATTGTGTTTTGTTTCATCAAGCATGAATCTGCAGCTATCCTTTGCGCGCAGAAAAGACCAGTGATCTTTGTAGTACGCACTGGAGAAATACATCGTAACGTTGTGTTCCAAATACTCCTTCCTGCCTTTATACTCCGGCTTATCCAAATATTTGGGATGGCGCGGGCCAGACAGGAATTTACGTAGAATGGTATCGATAACCTCCTTCTTGACCATACGGAACTCGTCCACGATCAGGAGATTTGCACGGTTGCTTCGAGCAGAGTCGCTCGCTGTAACAACCTTGATATAAGAACCATTCTTGAATACAACCTTCGCATCCGTGTTATTGATACTGGTTGCTTTTTCATCAATTTCATTTGCAAGCTCTGGAGAGTTAGGTTTGAGCTCCATAAGTATCTTCTCCAAAACGTTGATACTCTGGCCTCGCGTACCAGACGCAATGCACACCTTTGTGCCGGGATACAAAATGCACCTCGCGCAGCAAAAGATTGCGCAGATAAAGGATTTGCCTATGCCTCGGAATCCGATAAATACGAATGTCGTACACAGGTTCATCATTACCAGCAGTAACATCTGGAACAATTTTAGGTTTACATGCAAAAAATCCATCGCAAAGCGATGGATATTGCTTCTGTAGTATGACGCCCATATACCAACGCCCTCAAGCACTTTGGCTTGGTGTTCGTTTCGGGCAGTCATGCTTAGATATGGATTGGATTGCGACTTCATTCGCTACCACCGCCGAAAATTTCATTGAATGCACCCTCGTCATCTTCATCGTCAAGATCCGGGCGCTCAACGCGGCGTTTCTCCATTTCCTCCTCATATAGCTTGCAGTATGTATTTTTGATTCCGAGCATCTTGCATAGATGCCCGAGGAACCACACGGAAATATAGCGAACCACGCCATCTACGTCTTGTAGTTCCGGGATCGGCTTTGGAATCGGGCGAGCATTCTCAAACATGCGAATCCCGACACCAAACGGAAGGTCGTCGAACGATTCATTCGCCGCGTCGCCCTTCTGCGCGTCCTTGATTAGCGTATTCAAGATATTGACAGTCGCAGCGTCAGACTTACCGGTCTGGGATACGCTGCGATTGATTGTCTCCTCAAGAATACAAATCTGCTTATATCTGGCCTCAGCGGTATTATCGAGTACACCCTCGATATTGCCAGTCCATCTTGCGTACCGCGCATCCAGCGCAAAATACATTTCAGATGGTAGACCAGAACCCCAGAATTCAATGGACTCCTGAGATGGCATCAGCTCGCACTGATCTGAATCCTCGTCGGGCATAGGCATTACAGGCAATACCACATTGCTTGCCATCGCCGCCTCTTCGTCAAGCGTATCGTCGTAGGTCTTGCCAACGTACTTATACAAATTCGTCTTGCTGATATAAGATCTGACGCGCGAAGCACTCGTATTTGCCTTACTCACCATGGCATATATATCTGGATGCCAATAGATATCGAGCTTCATGCATACTCTGCGCATCGCTTCTGCTTCACTTCCAAGCGCCTCCTTGTAATGGTTGAGTAGATCGTCTACGCAATGAGTACACATTGATAGATATCCACCGTTCTCGCGATACAACGGGCTTTGCGACGTAGGGAAGTTATTTCTTTGCCGTACATAAATGCGGCCACATCGCGTGCAGAGATACTTATCCAGCTTCTCCTTTGGCGGCGTTGCCTCTCCCGGTCGCGAGCTTGCCGCTTTAACCTTACTAACTTTCGGCACTCGAAACTCCCGGAATTACTCCCGGATAATGCCTTCCTTGACAGCTCTCTTCAGTAGCTTGCCAGGAGTAAACTTAGGAGCCTTGTGACCGGGAATGACAATACGCTCCTTCGTCTGCATGTCTACCGCTTCACGCGGCGCTGAATCGCGCACCGCAAAGGTGCCAAAGCCATAGAACTGGACAGATTCGCCCTCGACCATAACCTCCATCAGGGTATCGAGTACGTCATTTACGATGCACTCTGCGTCCTTCTTGGTATAACCTTTGGCGGCCATACGGGCGATAAAATCGGTTTTATTCAGCATTTTTGTTCCCTTTCTTTCCTATTATATTAGAGTTCCTGTAGCGATGTTTTCTGAGAAACACTGATGTCGCCGTTCTTGAAATAATTGGCGAACTGCTCCTCAGCATCGCAGTCGTTGTAGATTGCTACCATATCCAAACTCGACCACTGAGCCAGTTCCTTGATCACGGTCTCCGGTAAGCCAGCCCTGATCAGGCCAGTCGTCCAACAGTGTCTCAGGGAGTGCATATAAAAATCAACTCCCAAGAACCTTCCGAAGCTATTTGCCCAACTCGTTAAGGTAATTGGCTTAATATGTTCGTTTGGATTTCCCTTCATAGGGAATAACCATTCACTCTGAATCCCGTGCTCTTCTCGATATTTCATCCATAGGTCGAAATATGGCTTGAACTTCTTAGCCAATGTGTAGCAGTAAATTTGCTTGCCGTTGACGCCGCGCCCCTTTGTCTTGACCTTCTCACTGGTCTTGTACAGAGCGCCGTCACAGATCAGATTCTCGTCTTTGAAATAATCGACCTTGAATCTGGTCAGCTCGGCCTTGCGCCTGCCAGAGCAAACGGCAAGTGCAACCAGGCAAGCCTTATCAAATTGCTCCTTCTCTACCAAATGATTGAGCAATGAGTCAATCTGGTCGTCAGAAAGTACCGTCTTTTCACGCACTGGCTGAGCAACAGGACTCTCGACTTTATGTATGATGTTTCTGAAATTCGGGAATTCATCGTCAAGGATAGCCTCAATATAATTCGACATAGAAGATAGCGTTGCCTTTATACGCCGTACTCTGGCAGGGCTATTTCCATTCTCATTTACAAGCCACCCTTGAAAAGCAATAATGTCGCGCTTCGTCCAATCAACGAAGAACTTGTTGCGATTATGCTTCAAGCACCATACCATAGCGATCTGCAAATCATTAAGATATACAGCAATGGTCGTCTCGCTTTTCTGCGTTGATCGCAGGTATTCCATAAAATCAGAGATGAGCCTCGTGTTTTCCGGATTTACAGCAGCGAGAGACGCGCTATCCGTGATGCTATTCCGTTTAGTTTTACGTGGCATCAGCTCACCTCTCTGTTGTTTTAGTCTTTCTTTAGCTTAATATTATAGCTGCAGCGAACACCATCCGCGTCGCAGACGCATACCATCTGTTCCGGCTCACTGTATATTCGCTTGGAAACGCAATAATCGTCCATGCCAAGGAAGCTGCCGGCCATGATTGTCTGGATTCCCTGCACATTGTCAATGACATTGTGGTGCATATGTCCAAGCAAAACCGCGTACACGGGCTGTTTTGCCATCACCTGCAATGTTTGAATTTTTTGCGGAGTAGGCTCGTAATCACCATGAACGCCAACATAGTTCTTACCACGCACATCCATGATGTACATGGTTGCGTCGATCTTCTCGCCGTAACCTATGAGAACATTCTTAAATTCGCGCATTCTCGCAGACAGATACCATTCAACAAGATCGTCAAGGCGTTCCTGCATAACAGCGCATTCTTTTTGACCGATGCGAGAATGATTGCCGGCAACACTGACAAATCTGACCTCCGCGAAATGCTTGCTTAGTTCAGCCAAAAACTCAGCAATCAACTCAGACACACCTGTAATTTGTTCGATCAAATTCTCCTTGTTGGACACTGCGATCTGGTAATGAATGTTACCGCTGATCAGATCGCCATTCGCCCAAACAATACAGTTCTCTGAATTGTGAGTCTTGCCGATAGAGACGATTTTGTCAATGTAATTGCGCATCATTTTCGCGCAGATATTAGAATTGTACTTGCACCAATAATTATCTACCTGAGCACCAAAATGAATATCATTTAGGCTGACAAGCAAATCATTATCGGATTGAACAATGCTGTTCTGGGTATATTCAAGCGACGGCAATCCGCCATTCTGCACAGCTCGCGTAATAATATCGTTGAGTTCTTCCTGTCTGGCGCGCTCGCGCACCAGCTTATTAAACGCAACTCGCTGATCGTAAAAACGCTGACGCTCTTTCTGAAGCTCGATTTTCTTGAGATCGATTTCTCTCAGCAGGTCATCACCAGCAAGGTTTTGCTCCGCAGTCTTCTCCAGTAACTGCAGTGTGCGGTTACTGCCGTACATCATACGGCGCGCTACGTCGCTGCTGTATTCCTGACCATATACATAACTGGATAGTTCTGAATAGTCAATATCCGCAAGCGTCTTGTCAACCAACTTCCCATAAATCAGCCTGCGATGATAATCCAGTTCGGATTCATTTGGCTTGCGATTTAGCAAACCTGACACTCTTTCTTGCCGGGCACAGGCTTCTTGAGTAGTTCAAGAACGCTGTGGTTTTCCTCGACATAGTATTTGTTCACGGTTCTCTTGATCGCCACGCCGGGAAGTAGCTTGCGAACCAAACGAGCTTCATTTTTAGTAATCTGAATCATTTTTTATCCCCTTCGTTCAATAGTAAGATCGGGGAAGAACATCCTCCCCGATCGATCAGTCTTGATATGTATTACACCCGTTCGGTGTATTTATTGCTGATATAATTACCGTCAGCCAGCTTATACCAGCCGGTCGCGGTATCAACGCCAACAGCATCCAGCTTATTATTTCTTCGTACCACACGCACGATAGTTTTCTTGCTGTCTGTGCTTGGCTCAGTTCTCACATTGACGGATCCGCCAGTTACCTTAATCTGGAAGGTCTCCGGCTCTGCGCCAGCGGATTCGAAATCAGACAGGACATCCATCATCATAGCGTGGCTATTCTTGCCATACTTGCCATCAACTTCAAGATCATACTTCTCTTGAAACTTCTTGATCGCAAGCACAGTCTTTGATCCACACTCTCCATCGATACCATCTTTGTTATCGCCGTAGGTGCCCAGATCGTAGCCCAGCTTAACCAGCGCAGTCTGTAGCTCAACTACATCAGCGCCTTCAACACCTCGCTTGATAGTACGTTCACCGAGCTTATATACCTTGGCAGAACTGTTGGCGGAACTGTCTGGCGTCTTGGATTCCTCATCGTTATCATCAGCAACAGGAATGTTGACCACAGGAGAATCTTGCTGCTCAGGCGCCTTCACGCCATCATACTCAAGAACAGAATCTGGCATATATGCCCAGTCAGTCCAAGAGCGAGAAGCGACCTTGGTCTTAACAACGCCATAGTTAAACCCGCGAGCCTCGACGGCTTCGCCTTCGCCGATATACACACCGACATGGCCGGGAGAGAATAGCAGAATACCAGGTACTTCTGGTAATGTCGCAATCTTGCCGTGCTCCGCGCCCTTAGACTTGCACCAACTCAGCATGCCGTTAGCGCTCTTATCAGGGCAACCATTACCGCCATACTTGCTGGAGATAGACTTGCCGGTGCCAATAGCTTCTGCTACGCCAACACCGCCATTCGTCCAGAAAAAGCCCTTGATCATGCCGACGCAATCCATGCATACCAGCTTCTTGCTGATATCAGACTTATACCGCGACGTGCGAGAACTTCCGTAGTGAGAAGAATACTGCTTTGCCTTACGCTTCAAAAGCGAATCAGTGCAGTTGTAGACGCAAGTACCATACCAATACGGCATACCCACCATCGACAAACAAAAAGCTACCAGTTCAGATGCCTTAAACATCAAACCTCACCATCCTCGCCGCTCACTTCGTCGCTGATTTCAAACTCATTTGTAATTTCGGTGATGCCGGATTCGACGAACATATCCATTTCCTTAACGGCACTTTCAATGAAAGCATCAACCTCGTCATCGACGACATAGCCCTTCTTGATAAGCAGGCCAACAACATAATCCTTCTTGGCGCTGCGATCAATCACGCCGGTTTCACCCAGCTTTTCAGCCGCAAGAACAAATTTCTGCACAACGCTATACAGACGCTTTTCTTTCAGCCACGGGATTGCAGTTGTCCGAATCCACGGGATTACCAAGGAACCCATCACGACGCTAATGAGCGCAAAGATCAGCTTCAGCGCAGCCGACGCGATCTCTGTGTAGAATTCCATACCATCCACTCCTTCCTGTCAGTGCGCATAAATCGCGCGTTATTTTCTATACATATATGCAGGACTGACAGGATGCCCAAACGTGCGGAAAAATGCGGACGTTCGGGCATGGTCTAAATCAAACAAGTTCAAAAAATCTTTACGCTGCTGTCAATCTTCTGTCGGAAGTTGCTTGAATATTCATTTCCACAGCGCAAGTCTGGCAATACTTTTGCCGGTTAGATGTGCGCTTCACGATGACTCCGCAGTTCTGGCACTCCATGTAGTTTTCTCCAACCAGCTTCATGTATTGGTTGCCAAGATTGCGAAAATCAGTTACGAACACCTGTTCATCCGAACTGTCGTCTTCGACAATCTTTATATTCAGATTGATGTTGTCAATAATATTGCTATAACCTATGTATCCAGCCTGCCACAGATCGTTGATCATCAGCGACTGCCGGTTGGTCGTCACCGTAATGTTGGCGAGATTAAAAATATCTCTCGGCGCACGATTGACCCAGTTGCCGTTGCGCGGATTAACCGCGTTTCCATATTTGGCAAGGCACACCAGCGTAAACATCAACCTCTGTAGCAGACGCCCCTTCAGTTGTCCAATGGCTTCCATCTCGTTCTTGGTAATTGCAACGCCGGCAACATCGATCAGCGGGTACTTACCCGCATTGGCCGCACACTTACTGATTAGGGGGTGCCACTTGGGCATCCCGATAGACGAATCGCAGCGCATCACAAAGCTCTCCAACAGCCTTTCAATATCGTTGCGCTTGTACCCCATACTGTGATAATACTTAGCCATCCTCATCAATGTCTCGCCCGGCTTCTGGCCAAGGCTGTTGCTCTCGATCGCTGTCTCCACCCATGCCTTCTCGTTCAAAATAATCTCCGTCATATATACTCCTTTTGCGAACCATACGGAATCGCTGTCCTCCATATAAAATATCGCCGCAGTCATCCTGTACTGGATAAGAAATCATATAGTCGTTGCGTTTGAGTAGGTTCTCAACAATCTGCCCACCGCAAACATCCCACGCAAACTGCTGTGTACCAACCCGCTGATAGCAGATATCAATAACCAAATCGCAAAGCTGCTGGCTGTTACTGCATACTTTCAGGCATTCCTCCTGAAAGATTCTCTGAAGATTGCTCGCCCTCCAAGCTCGTTCCTCAAGCTCGGCGTCTCGTCCATTTTTAAGTGCTTGCACCTGCTCCATGAGTCGCTCATTATGTTGCTTATAGAGCTTGCTCACAGCCATATATTGATTGCGAGTATATTCCAGCCCGTTCTTCATAATGGCCGTATCGAAGGAGTTCCCGGAATAGTTGAGCTTCAGATACCCGTCAAATTCTTTCTCGAAGATCCGGCAGATCCTATTCATAACGCAATCATTCATGCCAACCGGCATTCTGCCCAAGTAATACCGAACAAAATCGCTCTGCTCTGCTGTGCGTTCATCTTCTGGGATGGCCATCAATTCCGCCACATCCATTCTGAATTCGCGCAGGCACTTCAGGCGCGTATTTTTGATATATGTATTGTACTGGCTCATAAGGGTCGGGTAGATGTACCTCATGAAGTACGGCTTCTTGTCTGCAATAATACGCAGGTTGAAATCCCGTGCCTGAACATCTTCGTCAGAATACTCTTCCGGCAACTTATTTGAATGCCGGTCATACCAACTTCGAGGCATAGGCTTGCAGATAATTCCCTTTGCTTTATCTCCTTTAT